CATTACATAAACAGTTTGTACATATTTTTTATAGAGAAGATAATTTCAATACTAATTTTAAAGAGTTACTGCAACCAATATTAAATAAAATTAATCCTATAGCAATTCACAGAATAAAAGTAAATCTTTTGACTAAAACACATACTATTATAGAGCCACCTTTTCATACAGACCATACTTCTAAAAATGTATATTCGTCTATATTATATTTAAATAAAAATAATGGTTATACAGGTTTTAAAAATAGCAAATCGCTATCTATTAAAAATAGGTTAATAACTTTTCCATCTTGTACACCACATTTTGGAAGCACTTGTAGTGATGAATATTTTAGAATTGTTTTAAATATGGTATATATAAAATGAATTATAATATTATTGATAACTTTTTAGAGAAAGAAGATTTTTTACAAATAAAATATTTATTAGAGCATCCTGAATTTAATTGGTTTTATAGAAAATATATGGCAGGTGAAAAAGATCCACCTTATTTTTCTCATGGTTTTTTTAATAAAAGCGAAAAAATATCTCCTAGTTTTAAAATTATTCAACCTTTATTAAATAAATTAAAATATATAGCTTTGGTTCAAGTAAGAGCTAATTTAACTTTAAAAACAAATCGACCAGTTGAAACCGCTTGGCATACGGACTATACTTATATGAGTGGAAAAACAGCAATATATTATTTAACAACTTGTAATGGTCTTACAATTTTAGATGAAAAAGATAAAATAAAAATTAATTCTATTGAAAATAGAGTAGTTGTTTTTGATAACAATATATCTCATAAATCTGTTACACATACAGATACGAAAAGAAGAATTATATTAAACATAAATTATTTTGATGAACAGTAATAAAATCACAATTGTCGGAGGAGGAACTGCAGGATTAATTTCTGCATTAATTTTAAAAAATAGGTTTCCACAAAAAAATATACAAATAATAAAATCAGACAGAATAGATATTATTGGAGTAGGTGAAGGATCTACAGAACATTTTAGAGAATTTATGAAATATTGCAATATAACTCCATATGAAATAATAAAAGAATGTGATGCTACAATTAAATTAGGAGTTATGTTTGAGGGTTGGACTAAAATTCCTTATTTTCATAATATAGATGATAGAATACATAGTATTAAATTTGGACAATACTTAGCCAGCTTTGGTTATTTAATAAATCAAAATTATAATCAAATAGAAGCAACTAATCTATCATATAAAAATAATGTAATAGAATTGTCTCAACTTAACTCTAATAATTTTTTAATCAATCAATTTCATTTTAACACATTTAAGTTAAATAAATTTTTACAAAAAAAATGTAAAGAAAAAAATATAACAATTATTAATGATGAAATTAAAGAAGTCATTATAAAAAATAAAAACATACATAAATTACGAGGAGAAAAATTTAATTATATCTCTGATTTTTTTATTGACTGTACTGGTTTTAAAAGATTACTTATTTCTAAACTAAATTCAAAATGGTTATCTTATAATAACTTTTTAAAATTAAATCATGCCATAGCTTTTCAAACAGAAGATACAGAAAACTATAACACATATACTTTAGCTAAAGCTATGGATTATGGATGGATGTGGAGAATACCGGTATACGGACGTTGGGGAAACGGCTATATTTTTGATGATAATTTAATAAATTCTGAACAAGCTAAAATAGAAGTTGAAAAACTTTTAAATAAAAAAATAAATGTAGCTAAAGATATTAAATTTGAAGCAGGAGCATTAGAAAAAGTTTGGATAAATAATTGTGTCGCTGTAGGTTTAAGTGCAAATTTTGTAGAACCTTTAGAAGCTACATCAATAGGAACAAGTATAAATCAAATGTTTCTTTTAACTCACGTACTTGAAAACTACAACCAAAGTATGATTGATGATTATAATAACAAAATAAATTATATTATGGAAAATATTAGAGATTTTATTTTTATGCATTATATGGTTGAAAGAGAAGACACTTTGTTTTGGAAAAAAATAAAAAAAATTAAACCACCTAATAGTTTAATAAAAAAATTAGTAAAATGGAATAATAGATTACCTATAACTGATGATTTTAAAGAAACTAATTATTTATTATTTTTCGAAAAAAATTGGGCAAGTGTTTTATGGGGATTAGGTTTATTAGATAAAGATAAAATAAAAAAAGAATACAATAGTTTTTCTAAAGATTTAGAAACATATTGTGTAAGTGGTTACAAAAAATATAAAAATTCTCTTAATAATTTAACTGTTACTCATAAAAAGTTTTTAGAAACATGGATTACAAAATAAAAGATAATTTTCTATCTGAAGAAGAAAATAAATATTTATATAAAATATTAACTAATAATTACTTTCCTTGGTTTTATGTAGATTGTATAGGAAAACCACATGATAATGAAAGGTTTTATTTTACGCACATGTTTATGTTAAAAGAACAAATTAACTCTGAGTTTTATAAAGATATAGAAAAAACAATTATTAGTAAATTAAATTACAAAAAAATATATAGAGTAAAAGCTAATTGTTTTGTAAAAGAACCAAAAAATTTTAAATCAGAAAAACATGTTGATGAAGATTTTAAACATAAAGTATTAATATATTATGTTAATACTAATAATGGATATACTTTATTAAATGATAAAATAAAGATAGATTCAATAAGAAACAGAGCATTGTTTTTTAATGGATTAATTAATCATAGAGCAGTGTCCCAAACAGATACTAAAATAAGATTAAATATAAATATTACATATGAATAATTTTCTTAAAAATGAAAAATATAAAATAATTAGAAATGTTGTTTCTACAGAACTTGCTGATTTTATATCAGAATATTTTTTATTAAGAGAACAGGTAGCTAGAACTTTAATTTCTAATAAATTTATACCTACTTTTGATGAAACTTGGGGTATGTTTAATGATCCTCAAGCAATAGATTATTATTCCCACTATTCAGATTCAGCAATGGAAATTCTTTTAAAAAGAATTAAACCACTTATGGAGAAAGAAACAGGATTAAATTTATATGAAAATTACTCGTATGCTAGAATATATAGAACTGGAGCAATTTTAGAAAAACATACAGATAGATTTAGTTGTGAAATATCTACTACTTTAAATTTAGGCGGAAATGAATGGCCTATATATTTAAAAAAAGATAATAAAGAAATTAAAGTAGATTTAAAGAAAGGAGATATGCTTATATATCTCGGTATTGAATTAGAACATTGGAGAAATAAATTTGATAAAGAATATTGTATTCAAGCGTTTTTACATTATAATGATAAAAATAATAAAGACGCAGAAAATAACAAATATGACGGAAGACAACATTTAGGTCTTCCTGGTTACCTTAAAAAATAGTATATTTTTAAAATTTTTGTTATATAATTATGTATTATGCCTTTAACTCAACTTAATTTTTTACCCGGGATTGATACAGAAAACACTGAAACTGGTGCAGAAGGAAGATGGTCTAATTGTGATAAAGTTAGATTTAGAAAAGGTTTACCACAAAAAATAGGTGGTTGGGAAAAATTTAGTTTAGATTATTATGTAGGAAGAAATAGTCAAATAGCTTCGTGGTTTTCTTTAGATGGATCAAGGTATCAAGGTCTAGGTACAGACAGGAAAACTTATATTTATGCAGCAGGTACTAATCAAGATGTAACACCAATTAGACAATCTAATAGTCTTACATCTGTATTTAATACTTTAACAGGTAGTTCCAATGTAACAGTAAATCATACAGGTCATGGAGCTATACAAGGAGATTTCATTACTGTTTCTAATTGTTCTACAGCTAATGTAGGAGGTATTGCTAATACCTCAATTGATGCTGAATATGAAATTATATCAATTACTAATGCTGATGCCTATGTTATTTCTTCCAATGATACAGCTTCTTCAAATGTAACTACAAATGCTAATTGCGATATAGCTTATCAAATTTCAGTTGGTCCTGATGTTCAAACTTTTGGTTTTGGTTGGGGTACAGGCAATTGGAACGCTTTAACTTGGAGTACACCTAGAACAACATCTAATGTTACAATTGATATGCGATTATGGAGTTTGAATACTTGGGGAGAAGATTTAATTTTAACTCAGAAAGATGGCGGTACTTATTTATGGGATGAATCTGGTGGAATGACAGATAACAGAGCTACAATTATTGCTAATGCTCCTACATCTAGCACTCTTTCTATTGTATCAACAGAAACTAGACACCTTATTTGTATGGGAACAGAAACAGAAATTGGTAATACTGCTACTCAAGATAAAATGTTTATAAGATTTAGCGATCAAGAAAATTTTGATCAATTTACAGCTAATACTACAAACTCCGCAGGTTCACAAAGAATTGCTGGAGGAAGTGAAATTAGATGTGCTAAAGCAGCTAAAGGAACAATTCTAATATGGACAGATACTGATTTACAATCAATGTCTTTTATTGGTCCACCTTTTATATTTGGTTTTAGAAGACTTGGAAATGATTGCGGAGCTGTAGGTTTAAATAGTGCTATAGTTATTGATGACATAGCTTATTGGATGGCCGATGGTCAATTTTTTAGATATGCAGGATCTGTACAAGAAATACCTTGTAGTGTTTTAAATTATGTTTTTGATGATATTAATAAAAACCAATATGCTCAAGTTTATGCAGGACAAAACTCTGACTTTTCAGAAGTGATTTGGTATTATTGTTCTAATTCATCAAATCAAGTTGATAGATATGTAATTTATAATTACTTAGAAAATAGTTGGTATTTTGGTAATTTAGACAGAACTACATACATAGATAATAGCGTTGAATTTAACCCATTAGCAACAGAATATTTGGCTAATTCAACTTCTAATACAATAAGTCAAATAAATGGTTTAACAAGTGGAAGAACTTTAATTTATAAACATGAATCAGGAGTAGATGCTGATGGATCAGCACTTCCTGCATTTATACAATCAGGCGATGGAGATATTGCTGATGGAGAAACATTTAGTTTTATAAATAAAGTAATACCAGATTTTCAAAATATGGAAGGTAATGCTATTATTACTTTAAAAACGAGAGATTATCCCAATGATTCTCGGACTTCTGGAGAGGCAATTACTGTTAATAATTCAACTAGATTTTACAATACAAGAACTAGAGGAAGACAATCTAGTTTAAGAATAGAAAATACTGATGTAGGAGATAATTGGAGATTTGGTACAATAAGAATAAACATAAGACCTGATGGAAAAAGATAAATATAAAATAAGACAAGCTCGTATTGACGATGCTGTTCGAGTACGAGAATTACTTAAAACGTGGCTTCCAGAATCACCATATAATTTTGGCAACGTAAATAACAAGAAATTACTTGATCATATTATATTTTACATTAAAAATAGTTTTGTTATAGTAGTAGAATATGAAAATGTTATTATAGGAACTATGGCTGCCGCTGTAGATGAAACATGGTATAGCGACAAAAGATTTCTAAGAAGTTTGTGGCTACATGTTAATCCTAAATATCGTAATTTTCATATCTTTAGGGCTATGATGATAGTTTTTAAAGAATACGCACAAAGTAAAAAATTGACTGCTTTATGCGAAATAACACAAGGTAAAGACGTTGAAAGAAAACATAACGCCTTTATTAAATTAGGTTATAAAAATATTGGAGGAACATATATAATC